AGCACAAGGGTTATATCCTTGAATCAATGGATCAGGGTATTGAGTTTCACCAAGTCGTCCAATCTTCTTAGACAACTTCATGTTAATCAATCCATAGGGTTCACCTCCTCCTTCATATCCCTTCCAGAAATATTCGTGAAGGTCACGGATATCATCACATGCTACACTATTATTACTCATAGCACGATGACTTGGAATATTGCCAAAGGACCAGTTCTTAGCAAGCAAATACTCAATATCATCTGGATCACCAATAGCTAGTAGAGCAGAACGCCTGACGTTACCAGCTACGATAAGCTCTCCAATGATATCCATAATGTCAAGTGCATCGATAGGCCTAATCTTCTTTCCACGGCGCTTCATAAGTACTTCGGATATCTTATTAATGCCTATACACAAGGCTTCTGGACCGCTTGCAACACCACCAAAACCTTTAATTGGAGTGCCTTTTCCTCTAACAACTTGTGTAGAAAATGTGAATGATCCTTTATCTACCCTTTCAGAAAGGAATGCTGCTTTCAATGTTTTTGCTAATAGACGAACCCAGCCTTGCCTCGAATCAGGCACGACAAAATCAGCTCCAGCATCATTTACTCTAGTGGGCGTTTTAAACCAATCACGTACTATAGGCAGCTTGTCAACGTTATGCTTTTGAATATTAAAGCCTACACCTGAGCCAAGTGCAAGAGCATCCATTGCCCATGTGAACGGTACAATAGGTGCATCTACAGTAACAAATGCACAGTTCTGTAAACTGAACAAGCCGAGATCATCAACTGTACGTGTTCCACATTGCCATAGAAACCTGCCAGCTACTGAGCCCTTTAAGCCTAGCATATAGTTACGTAAGCGAGTTTCTTCAGCTTCAGAGAATCCACATTTGAATTGATCGCGTGCAGATTTAATTACACGATCAATTGTTTGTGGAAGCTCTTCTGTCTCTTCTGTTTCACCGATACGCCTAGCATATGTTCTCTTATAGACTAAATAGCCTACGGAGGACCAAGGAGTTTCTACCTTTTCAACTACTTCCATTTTGTTCCTTTTGATTATCTGCATCAACCATCGATTGATAGATTTTCACTGTGCCATTACAACAGTAAAAGCACGTGTACGGTTTACCTTCCTCATCCAGATCATGGTACCAGTGGCCGCCGCATCTTGGGCACTCTACTTGGGGATCAACTTGTTTTTCAACTAGCATTAACTTTACCTTTTAATAGTTTAATTGCTGTTTCAAAGGACTCTATCATCTCTTCAGTTGTGATTGTAATACTTTTAGATTCCAATTCACAAACTCCGAAATCTTCTGTTAATGTGAATACAACAGTATAGTGAGCATCAATACCTGTGCCTTTATTTGTATTTATAGCTATTGGATACTTATTCATATTTATTCCTTTAGACTAATAGGCATTTGATTAAAAATTTCAAAGTACTTTTCAGAATATGCATTTGCAGCATTTTCTTCAGTATCATACCTACCTATATGTGAAGTAATACCGTCATAACTAATTTGAACTTTCCATTTAGCTCTAGCTTTATCATATATAACACCACGATATTTACTACGATTTTCACTAGCAAGTTCTTGCAATTTACAGCCACAAGATGTAGTGCCAGCCTTAGATGAAATCGTTAAATTTCCTCTCGCGACCTGTGTTCTATTACCGCATTCACATTCACATAACCATTTAATGACACCGTTACTACTCTTTTCAGAACCTCTTCCAATTACAGTAAGTCTTCCAAAGAGTAGTCCGGTAAGATCTTTAGGATAAATTGGTTTATTGTATAAGATCTCATCGGTGATTGCAGTTTCAGGTGTTCGGCCATTCAATATACGTGTATGTATAGTTTTATAGTTTAAATTCTTTATTTCACACCACTCGACTAAGGTTTTAGTAACACCATTTAATGTTACTAAAATTGCACGTTCACTATTAGCAGCTTGTTCTCTGCGTGTTGCCCAACGTACATTACCTGGCTCATAGTTACCATCATTCTCTATACGATCCAATGTCATTTCAGGTGTCGGCTTTTCACCTACATCTTTGTAGAAGTTTTCGAATCGCTCCCAACTTTTACATACGCTAATACCTCTTCCACCGTAGTGTTCATAGCTTATATGTTTTGGATTTCTACATCGTTCAAGCATTGCTGTCCATGTAGTATATAAGGGTGTTCCAGCCATCCCATGTATCATATAACCTCAAAATCTTCCGTGCCTACTGCGACAAGACGTCCTGTCTTGTTGTCGTATCTTGCACTATTAACAGGTCCAGTAAGACCTGTATGTCTGCATTTTAATACAGCTAATCTCATTGTGTTTCTTTCTTGTTCATCTGCTGCAAGCGAATTTCTTGTACAACCTATTACCGAATGGCTAACCTGTTTAATTGATCCTGAACCCCGTATGTCATCAATACTGGGCATCTTACCTTCTTCAAAACTTTTACCACCAGTAGGTGCTTTACGTAAATGAGAAATAAGACCAATCCAGACAGGGTATTTATTAACAAGTCGTAAGAGATGATTCATTACTAAGTCAATCGCTTCATTACCTTCTTTACCTTCACTCCCTTCACTTACTAGAATAGTGATATGATCAATAAAGATGTATTCACATCCCATTAGGCACATGTACTCCATCTGGTCTACAATACCACTATCTTTAATTGATCCTTGATGATCTAATAACAGTACTCTATCATCACCAAATATAGCGTCGAAGCCTACTTTTAATTCATCTAAAGGTACTTCTTCATTAGACGTATTTCGCTGTAGTTGCATTCCAGCAAGACGTTTGGCAGTTTCAGCAGGCCCCTCTTCAAGAGAGATTATACCTATCTTAGAAGGTGTTGCCTCCAATACATGCAACATTATTTCTTTAACTAAAGTGCTTTTACCTTGCCCTGTCCCAGATATAATAAGAACGATCTCGCTCATTCTCATACCCTTTAGCTTACCGTTTAAGCCATCTAAACATTTAGGATATGGAACAGATGCTATTGAATCAAGTTTAGTTAAAGACTTCCAGAGATCCTCTTTCTTTACAATACCAGCTGGTGTATACGACTCAGCATCCCATATATATTGGTACAGTCTTTCGTATCCATGTTTTACAAGTACTTCATTAGCATCTTTGCAATCGCCTGGATTCCAAATCTTTACCTTGTCTATACCAATAATCTTAATAAGCTTTTGAGTTGCCTCTTTTCCAGCTTTATCATTATCAAGACATAGTATAACTTCTTTGAAAGATCTAACCCAATCTCTTAATTCAAGTACATCTTTTGTAGCTGTCGCAGAACTTAGTGATACTACTGGATAGAATTTACTGTATTTTAAATAAGTAGCCTGAGCTACACTAAGAGCATCTATCTCACCTTCTGTTATGATTAATCTTCTACCACCACCGTTAAAATTATCTTTACCAAATAATCCACCAGAGGGACCAACGAATGTAAAAGTCTTTGGGAGCTTACGATGTTTGTAGCCACCACCGCTATAAGGATAGTAATGTGATTCTATATCTCCACTGGAGGTATATGATACCTTTACATTAAAGAACTCACAGACTATCTTAGATATTTTTCTCTCTGCAAATCCTCTAGATCCATACTTTTTAATCTCTTCAATGGATATCTCTTTACCCTTGTTTACATGCTTTACAACCTCTGGCTTTACAAAGCTATCTTCATCTTCTTTACTAGGTCTAAAATAAGTAGAGCATGAGAAGCAGAATGAGGAGTTATCATCATAACGTTGTCTAGCATCATGACTGCCACACTCGGGATTTAAACAGCTAAGATTTTTCTCGACTATTGTTCCCATTATCTTCTCCAGTTACATGCTCTCCAGCTTTGATAAATAACTGAGAGACCACCATTAATGCCATTCCAATCAGCATCATATCAGCAGAGTCAATAGCTGCCTTATTGTACGCAATAATTGCCCCAGAAATCAAAGCATAGACTGCTCCAAATCCAAAGATAACACCTAGAATTCTAAACATTTATTTCCTTTAATAAACAGCGTTTACACTGTCCATGACATTATGTAGACGTTCAATATGTCGTTGAGTAGGAGGCTCTCTTATCTTCCAAGAGATCTCTCCTATCATACCGTTATACCATTTCTCTTTATGCACAAGTGCATGTACATGACAAAGACTCCAGGTTTCAGCATAGCTTAATCCTCCTTTAGTTGCATATTGTTCAATAGCAATAAATTCAAAATTATCTTTACCATTCATCTTTACGCTTTCAGAAAGCTCTTTAGAAGATGAAATGTACCACGGCCAATTAGACTTCTGACCTTTGTTTAAAACACCGCTACCTCTAAAAGATTTCTTACCAAGGTATAGTTTGCTATTTACAACATCTTTGATAACATATATGAAGCCAACGTATGATGCAGTACCTAAGGTTTCTGGATAGTCCCAATGCCCATTTTCTCTCCCAGCTCCTCTATAATTGGATGCTTCCACCCTAGAGCCAAGAGTGCCTTCAAGACTAACCTGCCTACGACGTTTAATAGGTACAGAAGTGGCAGGAGGGGTATGTATATGGCCAATAAGATCAGTAGGTAAGCTAAATTTGGGCCTTTCTTCGGTCCCAGAATTATCGGTCTCGTCATTCACTTCTTACCCCAATCAGGATTAAACGTAGGTACTGGTACAGCTTCTGGTAGCTTGAACATTGTAGGAGTATGCAGTACAGGACCTTCTTTTGTTTCTAAAATAGTTGTAGGTGGGCGTCCGAATGCCTTACTATAAGAAGAATCCCTAGAATCAACTACTGTGACTTTTGGTTCTTTAGGAAATGGATATTTAGCAATATCTTCCTCTGTTGGTGTTACAACCTTATTGAAACTCAAAGGAATAATAGGTTGACCACTAAATGCTTTCCTTAGCTTTGAGTACGCTTCAAGTTCTGCCTGAGGGACTCCATTTCGGTTAGATAACACCTCAATTGCCCCAAGTGTGTCATCGTCGATTTCAATCCCACTTTCTTCTGCGAGGAATAGCATAGCGGCTTCCCATGCTTTTGTTCCAATAACATTTCCAGGATCGACTGCTGCCAGTGCGGTACCGATAGTCCAAGGTTCCATTTTCTTTTTACCTTTCTTTGGCTTCTCTTCAATTTCCTCAAACTCGACATTTGGCCACCCTTCTACTGTGAATTTGTCTTCATGGTGTTTTCGGAGGTATATCAAATGGCCTGTTAATATGAGCTCCTCTTTCCAACGTTCTGTGCCATAGGCTGTATAATAGACTTGCTGTACTATCTCTTGGTGTGATTTTTCGTCAGCACTTCCTTCAAGGTATTTCTTAGCTTTAACAGGGCCAACCTTTGGTACACCACCTATATTATCTGTGGGATCACCCATTAGAAGCTGCTCATAATAGAACTTCAAAGCAGCCTCTTCAGACATATCCACAAACTCTTGTTTATGGATTCTGTAATGTCTACCTGGTATCATCAAAAGATCTTTGTCGATTGATACTACAATGTAATCTTCATCTTTATTTCTACATTCTTCTGCCCAAATGCGTAAAAGATCATCTGCTTCCATTCCATGAGCTTCTGTAGCAATACCTGCAGCTGCCGCCATCTTACGTAATTTTGGCACAAACGGATTACGCTTTTTAGGATCAGCATGTCTATTAGCTTTATACAATGGAAAGATATCTTTACGAAAATTACCTTCACCAGCTACGGCAGCTTTGTACTCAGTTGTAAAGCAAACCTCACATGCATTCTGAATTAGTTCCTGAAGGTTTAGCCATGCTTTTTGAAGGTACTCCTCATCAGCAGCAGGATCTTCAGGAGGTTCTCCTATAGAGACTATTGTATAACCATTAGCATCACGAAATCTGTTTTCACAAGCATTGTAGCAAAGAACATCTAGGTCTATTAAAGCTACTGTCATTTGATTTCACCTAAATCAGATATCAAGACACCTGCTCTGAAATCAAAGTGCTTCTCTAGAAATGCTATTAGTTCTTCAAAAGATTGAAATACAAACATGTCTGCAACAGGTCTTGAAGAGTGTTGATCAAAGCTTTCAGCTGTTACAAACCATCCATTAGATACCTGTTTAATACTAACACTATCATTTGGCTTCATTTTAAGTCTTTCTTATCACAACTACGTTCTTTACAGAACTGCCAATCATCTATATAAGCCCCACAGATTTCACATTCTTTAGATTTAGGTTTACCAAATATAGTTTCCCAATGTTCTCTATAGTTATCAGTATTAGGTTTGGACTTCATAGCTTCACCAGTATGTGGGTTACGATCTACTGTCTTAGTTACTCTACTCATTTAGAGTACCCATTCCCTTTGAAATTGCAAGATACTTTTCAGTAGCAAATCGTTTGCTCTTACCTGGTTTCTTATTGAATTCCATCTTCAATTCTTCTTCTAGCATGTGGAGGATTGTTAGCAAGTCAGTTACTTCAATATCCAATCGCTCTAGGTTTGTCTCAGCATACCCACCATAAGTATGCTCCGGTGTAAACCTGATACACTTAGAAGCAGCCTGAGCAACCTCTGCTGCTTCTTCAGCTAAACATAGAAATAGATATTCTTTTTTATTCATCGTTTTCTTTCGTAGGCTCTGTTTTCTTTAACCCGTCTAACTCTATTTTTTAACAGTTGTAATTCAAGATTAGTACTACCTGTTAGTGAGATTGTAATCATTCCACCACTAGGTGTAAATAACTTATAGTGCTTTCCACGTTCTAGTCGCCAACCTTCTTTGAGCAAAGGTTCGATAAACTCTTTAACTTCTTTTGGCTTTATTTTAAACATGATTTTATGGTGCGAGTAACCGGACTCGAACCGGTACACCATTACTGATATTGGATTTTAAGTCCAAGGCGTCTACCTATTCCGCCATACTCGCTGGTATATTATAGAACGAATGTGCAGAGCACTTCTGACTCTATTTTATCTTTCCAGGCCCAATGGCCTGCTTGATGCTGGGTTTTAGACATTTTATATTTAACTTCAAATTCGGAGTCACTAAGGCTGCTATACGGTATTCTACCAAAGGTAGGATTATTGAAACTTAGCTTAGTAAGTGTTTCACTTCTCATTACTAAGTAATAGCTATTAGAACCGTCTTCTCTGTATACAGGTGTGTGGACAATACCTTTGACAACATCATCGTGCATAAGACGACTGAGTATTGGTAATTGATTAAACTTTGATTTAGTAAGACGATCTTTAGTATTATCTCCAATATGATAATAATTAAAGCTTTGGATTTTAGTCATTTTTATTCCTTTCAAAGAATATTGGTGTGCTCTGTCGGAATCGAACCGACGATCAAGACCTTATGAGGATCCTGCTTTTACCGCTAAGCTAAGAGCACGTATACTTACCAGTAGTATTTATGAGGCTTCTTACTAACGCTAGGCTTATCTATTTCCTCTAGATCAGTAGCCAGCTTAGCCTTCTGCTCCCATAACCTACCTTTGACTCTCTGTGGTCGTATCATAAAGAGATTAATCCACCAACTAGGCGTTCCGCTTAACCAATGCCAAATATCTTCAGACCTAGATTTCTTAGGTTTATTTTTATCGTAATAGTAAGAACCCCATTTTATCTTGCTAGGTTTATCTTTATTGGTACGACTCACAGATTACTCCATTTTAATCTTTAACAGGGCGTGGTGGGCGTAGATGAACATTTACACCAAGTCGATTTGCATTGTAATTGACAAAGCATGACCAATCCCCAAACTTTTCACGACACATCTTGTTGATGTTGAATTTTAGAAACTCTACAGGACAATCTTCTGGCTTATCAAAATAGATCCTGTTGTTTTCTTGGGTAAGCGTAGCAAGTTTCTCATTAAGATTCAAAGTAGCAATATCAAATTTGATATCTTCAAAGTCAACAGTCTCACGAGGTGGCTTTACCTTCTTAACTTTAGGAACTGCTTTCTGTTTAACTTCAGACGTAATAACTTCACCCGATGGAAGTTCCACCGTAAAGGTACAACCACGGATCTCTAGAATATCTAGGGCTTTTTCAACAATCATGTCTTTTTTAGTCATTTAATTTCTCTATTTATTTGTTAACTTGCTTACCACCGAACTCGCCCCTGCCCCATGGTGCGTAGCGGTTTCGTTCTAGAAGTCTCAAATCTACTTTGTAGAATGCTGTGCCATTTGCATAGTTAATAGCATACTGAGGATGATGCTGAACTGTACCTTTTGGAATACTAATTTTCATGCTATTTCTTTCTGTTTAATTACTGAATAGATACTACGATATTTAACATCTGGATTAAATTTATGGTTGCTTGAACAACTCATTACCTTTCCTATTGAAAAGAAGGTATTAGTTCTACACACTGCTAAGCTGCCAATCTCTATTTCTGATTTAGACTTATAGGTGTATGGTTTAGTCCAACTACCTTTATTTTCAAAGGATACACCAATAGCATATATCGTTTCACTCATTCCACAACCTGTTCTTTTTTCTTCACTTCATGAATAAACTTATATCCAATATTTGGATTAAACCTATAATCTGTCTTGCAGCCTGTTACAATGCCATCTTTCAAATTGGCACCATAAGGACATACGACTTCAGTATCAGGCGCAATTTCTTCCTTCGACTTGTATGTATATGGTTTACCTCTGCCATTTTTGGTCGCAAAGGTTACATCTATAGCATATATCTTTTCTTCCACGAAAACTCCTTTATTAATGCACGTCATACCAGTTCATTCCAATTTTTGCTTCACCATCCATAATGGTTACTCCAAAGATCTTAGGTCCTTCTTTAAAAGCTTCTTTACTAATTATAGCAGCCCTATCAGCATATTCTTCTGGAACCATAAAGTCAATTTCATCGTGATAGAATACAAGTGGTTGATAGGGTATTTTCTCATCGTCTAGTTGCTGCATAGTTATCATTGCTGCCGCACTACAAGTAGCTTTCTCACAAGCTTGCAAGAGGTAAACTAGAAGCTTATGGAATGATGTACAGTATATACGGTTACCAGCTATTCCTGGAATGTAACCATCACCATACTGTTTAGTCTTTCCAAATACATTTTCTAGTCTGTCTAATAGTGCCTTAAACCCAGGCACACTCTTTGTGAAGCCTAATTTAAGCTTTTTGCCCTTTGCTTCATCTTGTGTAGAGAATATATAGCTCCATAACTTGATACCTGAAGCTCCAAATAGAAAGGCATATAAGATGCGCTTAGCAGCTGCTCTCTTTCTCTTAGCAATTTCTTCATCCTTTACACCTTGCTTTTTAAGATAAGCTGTCCAGTC